TAAAAAACAAAAAGGAAAGAAACCGAATGTCGATACTGCTATACCGACGAGTAACGTAGAACCACCTAAATACGAAGGTGAAAGAAAGCAGGATTATATTTCAGAACCTATGGTGCCAAACCGAAAACAGAATCTCGATACTGCTATACCGACGAGTAACGTAGAACCACCGAAATATGAAGGTGAAAGAAAGACTGATTATACATTGCCTGTGGCTACACCTTTATTAAAAAAAGAATCTTCAGGAACTGGTGGATGGATTACTATTGATAACAAGGACAATGTTCTTCCTGATTTTGCATTTGAATTTGATATTTCAGATAAACCAGAACTCGATAGAAATTTAGGAAGGGATAGGATTACTTATCATATTGATTATGCTTGTCCTGAAGATTATAGGCCAATAACTCATATCCAAGGAGTACTAATAGCGATTATTGGTAACACGAATTTAACTGATGCACAAAAATTTAGACTGTTATTAAACTGTATATATTTAAGGTATATTGATTTTATAAAATATTTACCTAAAAATACAGAATTAGACGTTATCACCAACAATTCTGATATTATTATTTCTAATGAAAATCGAATTCAATATACGGCTGAAAAAGTTGAAATTGAGAAAGAACTTCTTAAAAGAGAACGTCTTAAAAGAGAACGTGACGAAAGAGAACGAGATGAAAGAAAACGTGACGAAAGAGAACAAGATGAAAGAAAACGTATTGGAAAACTTAAAGGTAAAGCTAAAAAAGAAGCACAAGAACTTCTAGCTCAACACATTCAAAGAGAACGCGCTGAGATAGAACAACTCGAACAAGAACGAATTGAAAGAGAACGAATTGAAAGAGAGATTGAAATTGAACGAGAAAGTCTTATGTCAGATGATGAAAAGATTAAAAGGACTGAAAGACGAGAACGAATTAGTAGAATGAACAATTTTGAGTTTATTAAACAGCTTGTAATAAGTCATGAAATTGCTATTCTAGAAGTATCAGCTATACTCTTTGTATTTTGTGATAATCTTACTAAGGTAAAAGAAGATAAATACAAGAATATATTGGAAGGTAAAAATGAAGACGAGAGACTGGATAATTTTCTACGTAAACTAGAAAATATTGAAGGTATAAATAATTTATTATTAAGGCCAAGAACCGGTGTGAGACGATCGGCGAGACTAGAGGTGAGACCAGAGGATATACGACGTCACATAATAGCACAATCTGTATTTAATAATCGTATACAGGAAGTCAAAAAAGCAATGGCAATACTGACAAATAAAAATTTTAATTTGCATATATTTAATATTGAATATTTTGAAATATTTAGTAGACTTAGGTCAAAAATAACAGGTGGTATTAAAAGGTCTAAATCAACAGCTATAAATAATATGATTGATAATATTTCTAGAGTTTTTGAAAATGAACGTTTGCAGTTGAAAAATGAATTGGATAAAAAGAAAAAAGGTAATTCACCGAGAAGAAAATCAGTCTGTTGTAAAGACTGTAAATACAATTTATCAAGAAAGCCTATTGTCGAACTTAAATTTATTGCAAAAAAATTAGATTGCAAACACCCTTCAAAATTATTGAAATCAGAATTAGTTACATTTATTATGAAGAATTGTTAAGTAGACAAGAGATAGAATTTAAACTGAAATACAATTTAAATTTAATGTATATTTTTAACATAGGTATGTTTACTAATTTCTTTGGTAAAGTCTGATGAATCTTTATTTAGATTTTGTTGGTGATTATAGAATTTATTATTAAAAAGACTATTGCTATCAGATTTACTTTCACCATCAACATGAATTTCGTTTTGAACTTGATTATCCATTACCAATCTATTAACTGGTCGTTTAATTGAATCATATACTATATTTGATATAATATCCATTCCAAAGTCTGTTACTATATTGTTATCTGTAGATTTATATTTTCCTATTTTACGAGCTGGATCTGTACATATATATTTAAATTTACCAGTCGAATCTCTTATAACATGATTAATAGCGAACTTTGCAACCCCCTTGTTTTCTTCCTTAAGGTATTCAAGTGTAAAATGTCGATTTGCTATTTTTGTGACTGATTCAACATTCAGTTCTAAAATCTGTAATTTCTGTATAATAGTAGTATTGTTTATATTGATAATATTGTTAGTAATATTATTACTATTTATATTTAGGGTCTGATTTACTGTTTCATCAGAGACATTTGGAGATTCTGAATATTTTTCAGTTTTTTGTTCTAAGTAAATTTCAAGCCGAGTTTCAAGCTTAAATTTATCTTCTTTCAAAATTCGTATTTCTTCTTGTGCTCTTAATAACCGGGTTATCGTCTCTGTAAGTTCTCTCTTTGTTTCTCTTAATTCAACTACTATTTCACCAGAAATAGAACACCTATGATTTTCCAACAATGCATTTGTTGAAAAAGTTTTATTGCATTTTTCACAGGTGTAAATTTCGGCTGTATTCCTTTTAGAAATACATGATTTTGTATTTTGATGTTTAATAAGATTCTGTTTATTTGAGTACGATTTATCACAATATTTACAGTAATTCATTTATTATAATAATAATCAAGTTTTAAATCTACTAAATTCATAGGATTTAACTAGGATGTTTATAGGATTTACTCCATTTGTTTGTATATAATAGATGCTGTAAACAATTCAAATTATCATCAAAAAATAAAATAAAATTCAAACTGATTTACAATTCATTTATATTGGAATAATTAATCCGTGAAAAAATGCGTGTATGTATATGAAATATTTATATATTTCTTACATTTTGAATCATAATTTAAATTAATAAGATTGTTATAAAATGTCTAATAGAGTAGAGCAGATGGTCAGAGTACAAGATGAAGCGTTGCGATTGTTTGAAAGAAAGAATACTGATTATGGTGATGCTTTCGCAAAGTATGGAGCGATAGGTGTATTGATTAGGATGGAGGATAAGATACAGAGGTGTATCTCTGTATCGAGGAATGGAATAAACTTGGTAGACGACGAGAAATTGAGGGATACTTTAATTGATTTACATAACTATTCGGCGATGGGAGTTATGTTATTGGATGAAAAGCAGGACTGAATTAGATTTTAATTACATTATAATTAAAATTTGAATTGTGTTATTTATGAGTGAGTTGATTTCTTGAACGTTCTTCCTCCATTGCAATCAGGTGCATCTTCATAAATTTAAGAAGCATTTGTCTGAGAGTGATAGGTAGGTCTTGGAGATTCCAAGTGAAATTAGATATATCATCATTTACAGTATCCTTTTTCCCCTTATATGGAATCTTATTTTTACCCTTCTTTTTATTCTCTGTTGAGAATTGAAAGATGAGAACAAAGAGTAATTCTCTACCCAAATCATCCATATTCTTAATATTCTCTGAAAAGAACTCTTTTTCAGCTTGAGTTAAATCAGAATTAGGTACATTATTTACAATTCGATTGTAAAGTGGAAATGAGTTCATATTGAGTTGTTATTGATTCTTATTTATATTTAAATTTCTAAGGATAAATCAATTTAAATTTAAATAAAATTTTATTTAAATTTTATGTTATTCGGTCTTTTATAGCCTGTTAAAACATAGATGATTACGAATAACATAAAAAACGAGACTGTGATTCCAATTGTTAACCTCAACAATTTATAGTTAATCATTATTCTTTGTTCATCAATTTCGTTCTCGATAATGTCTATTTTGATTTCTTGCATATTTGATATATTTCAGTTTAATTTTAAACTTGGTAATTTACAAATGTTTTTTCTATATCGCTGTAGCTTTCCCTTTGCTTACCAATTCGTTTTTTATAGCATAACCATGTATCTATTTCTTGTAGTGGTTTCCAGTATTGGCCAATAGCGTATTTAGAATATTCATCTGTTGTTTTGAGCAGGTCAAGACCTTCTTGGAAATTATTGATAAGTTTATCGTAATATTTTCTCTTAACAATATAACCTGAAGCAGTTTGTGTATTTTTGATTCTACATAATAGTGGGTCATCTGTTTTTGTAATGTTGGAAGGGATTGTGTTATAGGATAGGATGAATACATCATAATCTACAGTGAGTAGATGGTTTAATAGAGTATGAAACTCATTTTTATCAATGATGAATTCAAAGTCATCTTCAAATATGATGACATTAGGATAGTCATTTTGCTTGGCAATTTTTAAGCATTCTATATGAGACTTAGAACAACCTAAATATCCTTTATCTTCCTTGATAGCATCAAAACGTTTGAAGTTATAAAAATCTTCTTTTTTGAGTTCGCCTTCAATTTGATTTTTCCTGTCATTTCTTTTTTCAAGATTGATATATAATCCTGAGTAATTCTGGTTGTTTATGTCTATTATATCGTTTACAATTAAGAAGTGGTCTATTTTTTTAATTGGTTTATTCAATATGATAAGCAGTATGATAGTAGATAAAATTACGCAACATATCAATATCAATTCAATGGTTTTGGTTGAGTTCATCTGTTCTTTATTATATATCTTTATTATTCTGTTGCGCTCATGTCATAAATAGATTTGAAATAATATAGAAATACACAGGTTCAAACACAGTATGAACCCAAATAAAATAAATGGTTTAACAATTTATTTTATAATAAGTTTAATTATTTTCTTTGTTGTTTAACGACAAGGGAAGGGCCATCACCCTTGTTATATGCAGTTTGGAATTCTAGATAACAAACATCGTCATCACCGAAAAGGGGTTTTCCGATAGTATATGCAGGAATGCCTCCTCGTGGGTCTTCCTTTACTTCTTCCTTTGTAAAAGGTTGTTTGTTCTGTATCTTCTGTGATACTTCAAAAACGAAGCGTCCGATTTCAGACGCTGCATGAGGTCCTTGGTATCTCATATAAGGTCTGCCATTGATATAGAGGACAATATAGGGTACGAATGATATTGGTGCTATGGTTTCCCGTGACATTAGAATACATTGCTTATTGTTGCTTACGTTTATCATTCCGAATTGACATCCTCCGATAGTTCCTGGAAGTTTTTTGAATATTGGAATCAGGTTTTTACAATGCTCGCATTGAGTTGAATAGAAAAGGATAAGTGAGAAACCTGAAATGCTTGTTGTTAGAATATTGCCTTTGGTTCCTTTTGATATTTTAAAGTCATCTGAAGTTAAAAATAGTAATCCGCTCATTTATTTATTCCCAAGCAATAATATTTAAATAGCAAATTAAATGATATCGGTTTCAATCGTCGGTCAGTATTTAATTTACAGAGTGAATCAAGACGACATATAGTTCAATAATTAATCTTGAATTATAAACTCATATATGAAAGATGAGGTGATGTTTTCGTTAGTATACATATTGGTTAACAGTTTAAATATTATGATTTGTTAAGTGAGCTTAGTTTAGGTGATTTATAATAACTTTAAAATAATAAAAACTTGTTATTAACAAAGATGAATATACTTAGTTCTAAGAATGAGTTGAGCAACAACTATAATTTGGAGATGGAAATAGACGGTAAGAAGTGGAAAAACGTATCTCATTATGTTTATTCAAATCTCCTCAATTATGAAAATCATAAAAGGATATTGAAGAACAACCTGAGAGAGATATCAAAAAATTTTCACGAGTTGGCTGATAAAGAGGAGGAAGACCTTATAGTTGAATCCTTATTAGTTGCCTTGCCAGTCAAATTTTCTAATATTGAAATAGCAAGAAAACTGATAGCAACCGGTGAAGCTCCAATAGTATACAGGAGTTCTAACACGAAACTCGGAGTAGATGAGAAAGGTAACGGTAAAAATATATATGGTAAATTATTGATGAGATTCCGAAAAACGTTAAAGGGAAAGACGAATTTGGACTATCGAGTTCAAGGTGATGAAAAGGTGAAAGAAATGATATACCGTTCATATTTGGTCAAGTACATGCTTGAAGACTATATGTATAAGGGTATGGATATAAGTCGTTTCACCGATATGAATGTTGATGACATATATGACCTTGTAGCTGGAGATTACGATGATTCTGTTCCTTCTGAAATATACAACAGCTTTCAAAATTATAAGAAATCTCTTGATAAGTTATCAAAAGATATTGTATTGGGGTTTGTAGAACCAGAACTGAAATCAAATCCAGAAAAAGTCGTTCAATTCGTATTGAAAAACAAACTGCGAAATATGCAAATTATATTGAAAGAAAGAAGAAAGAATATTATTTACAACAAGTACTTGGAAAATTTCCTCACAAAAAAAGGATTGAATAATGATAAAGTGAAGAGTGCTTTTGAATCTTACAGTGAAGTATTTCATAATAAGGAAAGATTTGAAAACTACCTGGAACAAGCTTATAATAACGACGTTCTACCAAAGAAACTACAAGTTGATATTTATGATATATTGAAAAATATGAGAATTCCAACTGATAATGAGGTTATGGAAGCGGAATCTGTTGTTTTTGTAATCAAGAAAGAACCTACACAACAGATTCCTAAACCTCCTGTTCAACAAGCTCCTGTCGGTGGCAACAAAAATCAGAGCAGTACAGATAGATTTTTGGATTCTTTGTTAAATCCACCAAAGAGAAGAGATGACGTTCAAAAACAACAAGAACCAGAGGAAACTAAAGGTGAAACAGAGCCTAAAAAACATATAAGACCGATTCGTAGATCTCAAGGTTCTTATCAAAATGAGCCTCCATTATCGACTCAGAATACTAAAGGACAATCAGGTACTATTAAAAATAAAGACATTAGAGCAATATTGGATGCAGCAATTGAAGGAAGAGAAATACCATCCGATATACTTAATAAGTATACAGAAGAACCTAATAAAAAGTCAATTGTTCTTGATTCTAATATTTCTGATATCTACTTTGACTTATGTCCGGTTTCTTATGATATGTTATTTTTGAGTTCAACTGAAGAAAATAAGAGATTATTTCCTTCTGTATCTCATTATCTGATGTATAGAATTATCAGGAATTTGGTAGGCAATTCAGAGCAATCTTATGATATGATAATTTTGAATAAGAATGATGGAGGTAATGTTGAGTTTGCTCCGTTGGATGTCATAAATCACAGATACAAAGATGCTATACTTGCAAAATATTCCCAATTACTAAAAAGAGCAGTTGATGTGAAGATGAATAATCCTGATATTGTTCAGGCTTTAGCTAATACCGGAAAAGTTCATTTGTATTATAATGATAAGAATGATGAAATATTAGGGTCTGGAAATAACCTTACAGGTGTGTATTTGATGAACGTAAGGTCAATGTTGAATATAACCGGTTCGGTAGAAAAGTCACCATCACAGTTGGAATTGTTTGTAAAGAACGAGGATGTCTGGGTAGAGGAAAGAGTAAAGGATTATTGCAACGCCATATTAAATTTCGGAAATCTTTCAGATGATAATGTAGCTATTAATATTATCAACAAGATATATCCTTGTCAATTTCCTGATGTTGATTCTAACGAAGTACCACGGTATTTTACAAAGATGGTTCGTGAAGAAAGTTCAACATTAAGTAGTAATATAGTAGCATATATGTGGAGAAAGATATTATCGATATGTAAGTATGTCTTAGAACATAGTAGAAATCCAAAGAAAATGCTTGAAAAAGCATCTCTTGTGGTTCAAAGTCAAGCCTTTTCAAAGATTAAGGATAAGAATAAGGCGGTAGAGAATGCGATTATCAATATAGCAACTAAATTAAAAGAGGTTGAAAATAGGTCTGAATTATCTAATGCTAATGTGAAGGTTGCTACTTATATACTTTTGAAGAGAAGATATTTGAATGCAGAAGATATACAGTTTGACGTTGCTTCTGATGGTGGTGTTGTTAATGGTGATGATGTTAGTTCTCAGGGAACTGCTGATTATTCAGATGATGGAAGTGAACAAGGAAGTGAACAAGGAAGTAAACACGGAAGTGATTATGGAGATATCTATGGACAAGATGCTCCAAATAGAAGTGGTGGAGATGATAGTGATGATGAAGATAGGGATAATGCACCTTTAAATAAGACTGTGTTAGCTACGTATGTAAAAGAGGTATTGAATGATGATATCATAAGTGAAAATATAAAACAAGGTCGTATTAATTTTTTCCAGATGATTTAGATTGTCGTTCAGTTTAAAATTATAATAATTTCAACTATTATAATTTGGTAGATGAATGAAATAATGAAAATTTAAATTGAATTATAATTTAAAAATTTATAAAGTTAATAAAAGTATTTTAAATGTCTCTCAGTCAAAATGTTAATAATTATATTGATGATACCATCCGAAAATATATTAGAATGATTTCAACTAAGCACAATTTGGATTATGACGACTTGTTGAAAGAATGGGTTGTTGGAGAAGTAGTAGTTCCTCAAACGGCATCTACTCCTAAAACACCACCGCCTGCTCCCGCTCCTAAAGTTCAGCCTGTATCACGACCTCTCACTCCTAAAAAAGTGGTTATTGAAACTAAGGCTAATAATGAG